AAATGGTATGAGTCAGATAATCCGACACTTCAGATAGCACTGTATAGATTAACCTCTAGAGAAGATGAGCATAAGAAACTAAACCAGACATACACAGATATCACTAGTAAGAATGAAAAGATAGATAATAAATTTGAAATAGAAATACTTACTAACAAAAATGAGGCACAACAAGAAACCGATTAGTGTTATCAATATTGAAACAGGAGAGATTATTGAATTTGGGTCTCAAACTGATTTTGCTAGAGTTGTATCGGTTAATAGATCTACCATCAATAGATGGAAAGATAAAAATAAAACACTTAAAGGAGTTTGGGTTTTTAAGGAAGCGACTGACTCTACCCTATCTATTCACAAAGACTTTCTACTCTCAAATGGTAAAAAGAAACAATGTAGGAAGTGCCAGATAATATTAAGTTTAGAAGTCCAGGTCTGCCCTATCTGTAATACAAGACAATGAAAATACAAGCGACAGTAGTATTCCAAAAGAACTGGGAGGCTAATAAAAGAATTATAGTTAATCAGGGAAGCTCTAGAAGTTCCAAGACTTATTCTATAGCTCAGAAATATATCCTTAAACTTCTAAAAGAAAAAGGTAAGATTTTGTCTATTGTAAGAAAGACATCCCCAGCCCTAGATTTAACTGTGGCTAGAGACTTCTTTGAGATACTTATCAATTGGAACTTATATGATAGCAAGAACCATAACAAAACATTAAAGACATATAACCTCAATGGAAACTTAGTAGAGTTCCTTGGTATGGATAACCCACAAAAGAAAAGAGGAGCTAAAAGAGACTATTTGTGGCTTAATGAGGCTAATGAATTATCTGTAGAAGATTGGAGGCAGTTAGCTATGAGAACAACAGGGGAGATTACATTAGATTTCAACCCTTCAGACTCATTCCACTGGATATATGATGATGTGATGACTAGAGATGACTGTGTAGTTATAAAATCAACCTACAGGGATAACCCATTTTTACCTCAGGAGGTAATAGACGAGATTGAAAGGTATAGGGTGTTAGATCCAAACTTTTGGAGAGTATTCGGATTAGGAGAAAGGGGAGTATCAGAAGACTTAATTTATACCCATTGGCAAAGATGTGAGATTTTACCAGAAAGCTATGATAGAAAGTATTATGGGGCTGACTGGGGGTTTAACAATCAGACTGCTATTGTAGAAGTAAGAGAAAAAGATAATGTGCTATATGTACAAGAGTTATTATACCAATCAGGACTTAATTCAGATGAGATTATAAGAAAGCTACAAGAGTTAAACATACCCAGAGATGCAGTTATAGTGGGAGATAGTGAAGACCCTGGCAAGATAAATGACATTTATATGGCGGGATATAACATAAAACCAGCTTATAAGAATAAAGGCTCAGTTATACGAGGTATAAATGCAGTTAAAGTTAAAGAGATACATATAACTAATACTTCAATCAATATGATTAAAGAGTTACAATTCTACAGGTGGCAAAAGAATAAAGATGGGCAGACTATGGATATGCCAATCAAAGTCAAAGACCATATTATGGATGCTATGCGGTATTGTATAGACTATATGGAACTTGAAAAGGCAACAGATGGTAAGATATATAATAATAAACCATTTGGATTTTAATATATGAAGCAATATCCTCCACAAAAAGACATAGACAGATTAGCCAAATATGACACCTACGAGAAGTTATTTGAAGGGAATCATAGAATAGCTTTTAGCAAAAGATTAGAGCAATATGCCAGTCAATTTGCAGGGGATATGTCTCTTGTAAGATATGTGGTACTTCCCTATCCTAGAATTATTAGCACTATTTCAGCTGACCTTTTATTTGAGGAACAACCAAAAGTAGTGTTAGAAAATAGCACTAATCAAGACTTTGTAGACAAACTATGGTATGAAAATAGTATGTGGACTACTTTATATGAGGAGGCTTTAGTTTCAAGCTATAAAGGTGACTCAGTACTTAGAATATTAGCTGTAGACGGACAGATTAAGATAGATACAGTTAAACCAGATGTATATTTCCCAGTATATAATGACAATAATGTTAAAGTTCCAGTAAAAGAGCATATATTGGCATATATCCAGATGATTGATGATAAACAATACCTTGTAGTAGAAACCTATAGAGTAGGAGAGATAGAAACTCAGGTATATGATTTTAAAGATGGTGTTATAGGAGGGGAATATAGCTCTATGGATATGCTAGGAATAGAACCTATTGTAAAGACTAACTTAGGAGATGGATTTAGTCTTATCCATCATATTAAGAACTGGGGAATGAGTGGTAAATTCTGGGGGATTAGCGACTATGAGGACTTAATGGACTTATTCTTTGCTATCAACAACAGATTATCTAGAAATGAGCATATATTAGACAAACACGGAGACCCAATCTTAGCAGTCCCTAAAGGTGTATTAGATAGCAATGGGAATGTATCAAGACAACAAATGGGTATGATAGAATTACCTAGTCACCCAATGACAGGTGAGGCAGATAAACCAGAATATATTGTTTGGGATAGTAAATTAGAATCATCTTTTGCTCAGATTGATGTATTATTAGAGCAGTTATGGATTAGTTCACAGATGTCCCCTACTTTATTTGGACTTACTAAATATGGAATAGCAGAAAGTGGTAGAGCTTTGAAATATAAACTGCTTAGAACTTTATCTTTGAAACACCGCAAACAGATGTACTGGGATAATGGAATAAAAGCACTTGTAGAGTCTGCTATTGAATTTGCAAGAAATAACCAATTGACTAGTGATGGATTACGACCAGCTGAGACTGAAGTACCTACAATCTATTGGCAAGATGGTATTATAATGGATGAATTAGAAATCTTACAAGCTGAACAGGCTAAATTAGATTATGAATTAACTACTAAAGAAGATGCAATCTCTAATGTAGATGGTATAACTAGCAATGAGGCTCAAGATAAACTAACTAGAATACAAAAAGAATTAGATGCTAAAAATAAAGCTAATCCATTTTCAATAATTAACAGAGGAATAAATGGCGGAGACGAAGAAGAGGATTAGACCTGAAGGGATAGTCCAATCAGATGTACAAGTTAAACTAATAGAAGCCATTGTAAAAGAAGCTTATCTTGACCTTGCCACTTATGCTGACAGATTAGACAAAGGTACATTGTCGGCTAAATCTAGAGCAATCAAGAATATTGCAGATAAATATAATTTACAACTGGAGGCTTGGGCTAACATAACCATCCCCTCTTTATATTATGAAGGAATGACCAATGCGGTTAATGCCTCAATCAAAGGTGGGCAGGTGTATGAGTTTAGTCAATCGTTTGTAAGTCTACATCAAGAAGCTTTAGAAGCCCTTATATCCCAAACTTATACTTATACAGATAAAATAGCTCAAGGTATACAAGACACTGGAACTAGAGCTTTGACCTTTGCTGAACAGGAAAAGATAAAAGTAGAAATAGGAAAAGGATTAGTTACCGGAGCTGACCAGAATACTATAGCTAAAGGAGTAACTAGTGTATTAAAACAGGCTGAAGCTACTGCTGTAGTATCTGTAGCAGGTAGAAGGCAGGGGCTTGACACTTATGCTTCAACCTTAGCTAGAAGTATACTTACAGATGCCCAATGGCAGGGGACTAGCAATACTATAATTCAAGAAGGTTATGATTTAGTACAAGTGTCAGACCATTTTGGGGAATGTTCATTATGCCGACCTTATGAAAACGAAGTGTTATCCCTAACAGGTAGAACCAGAGGATATACCACACTAGCAGAGGCTACTTCTAATGGACTTAAACACCCTAACTGTAGACACTCAATCTCACCATTTACAGAGGGATTAGCTGAGGTAAGCAAGGTATGGAATACAGAAACACAACGATATGAGGACAAAGAAAATGTTAAGTCTCAAAATAAAACTACTAACAGCCCTAAATCTATTCTTAGAGCCTATGAGCAGTTTACAACTAAAATAGGAATTAAAGATTATAATATAGTCAACGAAGCTATCAAGAACAAAGATGTAAAAACTATCCAAGAAGTCAAAAAAAGGACTAAAGACGAGAGATTAAAAGAAAGCCTAGACATACTATCCGACTATATAGAAAAATAGGCAACAGATGGTAATATAAGCCTAACGGGTCATCCACGATACGGATGTTATCAACATAATTTGCATAAATATGGCAGAGGATACAACCCCGCTGGAGAGCGAAATTACTCAAGATACAACTACTGACACACCAGTAGAAGAGACAAAACAAGAAATCCAAATTCCAAAATCAAGGTTTGACCAGGTTAATAAAGAAAGAAACGAATATAAAGCTAAATTAGCAGAATTCGAAACCAAAATCGCCGAGGAACAAGGTAACTGGAAACAACTTGCAGAAACCCGAGAACAGGAGCTTAAAGATATACAAAATAGATATAGACAAAGCAATCTTGAAAAATCTCTAATACAGGAAGCAGTAAAGTATAATCCTCACGACTTAAAAGCAGTTATGAAGTTTATAGAAACTGATAATGTTACTGATGAGACAGGTGAGGTTAACATCACAGGGCTTACATCAGAACTAACTCGTATCAAGACCGAAATGCCCTATCTTTTCAAAGCTGATACAACTAGCAACGCTGGAAACGCTAACGGGGGAAACTCTTCAAGCTCAACTGGTGTTATATTTAAAGAATCACAATTGGCAGACTCTGACTTTGTGGCTAAAAATATAAAAGCTATTGCTGAGGCTAAGAAAGAAGGACGAATATTAATAGGACAATAAATTAAATTACCAATATGGCAGGAGAAATAACAAAGTCATTACTTGACTCATTCATCCCTACTGTAGCCGCTGCTACAGCTATGGAGACCTTAAAAGACAGAAGAGGAATTTCCCGATTTGTAAATACTGACTTTTCAAATGATGTAAGACAATTTGGAGAAGCTGTAAAAGTTGGATTCTTAGGAGACTTAGGAGTTGCTGATACTAAAGTAGCTGGATCTGAATATGCAAATACAGGGCCTGCTGACAGTGATGTAACAATTACTCTTAACCAACACAGACACAAGACTGTTTTGATTGAAGATGTTGGACGAGCACAATCACGACCAGATGTACTACAAGGATATATCAACGAAGCTATTGAATCAGTATTGAGAGCTGTTGATGTTTCTGTTGCTACCCTTGGATTATCTTTCACAAATACTTTTGCTGAAACTGCTAATGCTTATCAGGATATAGTAGCTCTTAGAAGAACTTTAGTTGCTAACAAAGCTCCAGTTGAAGGGCCTTTCATCTTAGCTGTAAGCCCTACTAAATATGCTGATTTGTTAATTGACACAAATATTAGCAAGGCTTTAGAGTATGGAACTCCAGTAGCTGTACAAAATGCTCAAATTCCTGCAGTAGCTGGAATGGGATTATTTGAAACCCAATTGATCCAATCAGGAGGAAGCCCAGTTAGAATTAACAATATGGCTTTCCACAGAGATGCTATGGCTATCGCTGTTCGTCCACTTCCAGTTGATGGAAATGGTCTAGGTGTAAAACAAGGTGTTTACAATGATCCAGTAACAGGTCTATCTCTTAGATTAACTATGGGATATGATGCTAAAATTGGAGGAATGTTTGCAAGAGCTGAAATCCTTTATGGTGTTGCTATCATGAGACAAGGATTAGCAGTAGCTTATAGAGAAAATCTATAACCCTACTCACTTACTATTAAGAGCTTGAAATATAGCTCTTTTTAGTTTATAATTAAAATGTAATAAATAATCATATTAAGTATGAAAATCACTAGACAAGTAGATAGTGTATATAGCAAAATAAAGCTACATAATCAAGAAATATACAATCAAATTAAAGATATTGAGTTAAAATTATCTAAAATTAAATTGGCAAAAGATAAATATGGACTGTTAATGCACAAACATTTTTTAACAGGATAATTTAGATATAAATAATATGAAATCAATATACTATGCTACCCCACCGCTTAAGACTAAAATAGGCGGTTTTGGCAATGTAGCCAACACTTGGTATAGAATTAACCAAGAAGATAAAAAAATAGCCTTAGAACTAGAAAATAAAGGGCAGGATGTAGGTTTTCTATATTATCAACCACCCCAAGTGCCAATGTTAGATGGATGTAAGAAGAAAATAGGTTATTTTATGTTTGAGTCTACTAAATGCCCACCTGATTGGGAGCCTTATATAAAGCAATTAGATTTACTTATAACACCTAGCAAATTTGCAAGAGATATATTTTATAATCAGTTTGGAATAGACAGTCTAGTTATCCCCCACGGAATAGATACAGATTTATATACCTATAAACCGCGACCAGAAAATAGAGTGTTTAAGTTTTTACATTACAATGCTTTTGACTTTAGAAAGGGTTTTGATGTAGTGGTAGAAGCTTTTACACAAGAGTTTGCCCAAGAGGAATGGGTAACATTGACTGTAAAAGGAACTGGAGGCAATAATTATCCGTATATGAATTATTCTATAGATACAATTATAGAAGATTACACCCCAGAACAGTTAGTAGATTTATTAGCTAGTCACGATTGTTTTGTATTCCCGTCCAGAGGTGAAGGGTTTGGAATGACACCGCTTGAAGCTATGAATGTAGGAATGCCAGTAATTATCCCCAATGCTCACGGAATAGCTGAATATTTTGATAATAGATATTGCTATGAAATAGAATGTGCTATGAGTAAAGCTGTATATTATAGAGAGGACTATGATAAAAACGATTTAGGGTTATGGTATGAGCCTAAAATAGAGTCGGTTAGAAAACAAATGAGGCAGGCTTTTAATGATTGGAAAGCAGGAAAAGGACAATATGCAAAAGGCTTAGATAAAGAGCGGTCAGAATATGCCAGTCAATTTAGTTTAAGAAAATCATATAATGAGATAAGGCAACAGATGGTAAACTTATAGTAATAAACCTATAAGATTATGGCATTAAATACAATATTATCTCATCCAGATCAAGACTCTTATGTAACCATTGCTGAAGCTAATAATTATTTGGCTATTAAACAGAATTATTCACATTGGGCTGGATTATCTACCATACAAAAGGAAGGTTTCTTAAAACAAGCCGCTTTGCAAATGGATCAATTAAGGTATAAAGGATATAAAGTATATTATACAGATAAAGACTACCGTAGAGAGCAGAATTTAGCCTTCCCGCGAGAGGGAATAGAAAAACTACATCACGGTAATATAAGCAGTGCAACTAGCACCACGGTGTCAGTTTTACAGTTAGGAGGACAGCAATATTTAGCTGATGATGTTTTGAACGGTGGGGCGGTTGTAGTTAGAGAAGGTACAGGTAGAGGGCAGGTTAGAGCTATTACAGATTGGGTAAGCTCAACAGGTACAGCAACCGTGTCAGGGTGGGATATACAACCAGATACAACTAGCCAAGTGTTATTTATATCTCCAATAGATAAAAAAATAAAGAATGCTCAAATTGAACAGGCATATTTCTTGAGTAGATATAAAGATGAGGATATATTAAATATAATCTCAGGAGTTAATTCATACAAAATAGGAGATTTATCTGAGACTTATGGTACAGATAGTGTAAGGTTTGCTCTAGTTGGAGGAATGCCATTCTCCCCTCTTGCTAATCAGTTATTACAAGGCTTGATTGATACAACAGGCTATATGCACTACTAATATGATTGATTTATCTAGATACTTAAATCAAGATATAGAACTAAACACTAGAACTGGCTATGATAAATATGGTAAACCAGAAACTTTAACTTGCTATATTAAAGCTAGGCTAGTGTATGCTAATAGACAGGATAGAGGATTACAAGCAAAACCTTTAGACTATGATGTAGAGGTTTGGGTATATCCACAGACTACAGTCGCAGTAGATGATACAATCACAGCTGATAATATTGAGTTTAGAGTGATAGAAGTCCAGATATTAAGAGACAGGCTAGGGAATATACACCATAAAAAACTATTATGTCAAAAGTATGTCTAGTATTAAAATTAAAAGAAATACATTAACTCCAAACTTAAAAAAACTTCAGACTATAAATCCTATGGATGAATGGGGAAGAATATGTGCTGGAGAATTACTTAGATTATCTAGGCAAATTGTGCCATTTGGAATTAGAAGAGGTAAAAAAAGATACAGCCCTGGTAGATTGTCTCAATCAGGATTTTTTAAAAGAGAAGGGCAGTATTGGATCACAGGCTATGATACAAAGTATGCAATGTATCAGCACGAAGGTATGAGAAGAGATGGAAGCCGAGTGGTTAGGAATTGGAGCAACGGTAGGAAAAGCAAATACTTAGAAAATCCATTAAAAGAAAACATTAGCACTTGGAACAAAGTAGCAAAAGAAGTATTAGCAAGTGAATTAAAGAAAAAACTATGACACTACTTACAGATATAACTACATATATAGATAGCAATACAAGTTTAACAGCTGGGACTAATTTATTTATAGGGACTTTACCTGCCAATGTAGATAATTGTGTTGGTATATTTCAATCAGGAGGTGTAGAGCCTACTACATACCTAGATATTATAAAACCTACAATACAAGTTATAGTTAGGAATACTAATTATGAGACTGCTCAGCAGTTATCTTATGAGATATATGATAGTCTACATCAATTGTATGCTCAAACTATGGGAGGAACTGAAATATACACTGTATTTGCCTTGCAAGAGCCTACAGATATAGGGGAAGATGAAACAGGTAGAGCAGTGTTTACAGGTAATTATGTACTTGAGATAAAAAATTAGGCAACAGATGGTAAGATAAGAATATAATTAATTTATACGAATATGGCATTACAAGACATCAATGTTGGATACGCTACAGTCAGTTGGAAAGGAACTTCTTTAGGTGAAACTGAAGGAGAAGTAAGGTTTGAGGTTATAACTCAAAGAGTTATGCAATCATCAGATACTTATGGAGTAGAAACTCCATTTGATATGATTGAGGTAGGACGACAATTAAAAGTTACAGTTCCTTTATCTGAATACGCAATTCAAACATTACAAACAATTATTCCTACTGCTACTTTATCAGGAGGAAGATTAAGAATTGGTGGTACAACTGGAACATCTACCAGAGCTACAGCTGGAAGATTGATTATCCATCCTGTAATTAGAGGGTCAAATACTGGACACGATGTAGTAATTCATCAGGCAGTTATTAGTTCTGAAACAATTGAGGTAGCATTTTCAAATGACAGAAGTCAAATAGAAATAGAGTTTATGGCTCTTCTTGACCCAACAAATGTAAATGGAGCATTAGGATATATCGGAACACCTGCTTAATATGAATATACAAGCATTAACAATATCACAAGTATTAGAATTAACTCAGGAATTACAACCAATTCTTGAGTTATCTTCACAAATAGATCCAGAGAATGTAGCACAGTCAACTATGACTACAATTCTAGGTAATCTTGAGAAAGCCATCCCAGTATTAGTTATCTTAAGTGGAAAAACTTATACAGAAGAGCAAATCAAAGAGATGAACCTTGTAGAATTGACTAAATTAGTAGATGACATCTTAGAAGCTAACGGGGTGCAAGAACTATTGGGTTTATTTACCAAAATCAGCCAAAAGTTCCAGAGCCAGAAATAGAGGAATATCCTCCTAGCTTGATGACTTTTACCTATGAGTTTATGGCTCATAACTATTCGTATTCAAAACAAGAAACAATGCAACTGACTATCCCAGAGGCATTGTTTTTTTATAAACAAACTCAGAAAAGACAAAAGATTAAAGCAGTAGATGAAATCTCTAAGTATGAAATATTATTAGCTATTGTAACTAACCCACATGTAAAGGCAACTGAGGCTAGAAAGCTACCTAATGAGTTTAAAAGGATAAAGATGAGGCTAGAGAATAGACAAGCTAAACCGGAAGATATAGAGAAGAATTTAGATAGATTAAAAGGGTTGTTAGGAGGCGGATAGGCAACAGATGGTAATATATAACTAATAAAGTAACATATATATGGCATTATCAGCAGGAGCAGTAGTAGCACAATTTGATGGAGACTTCTCAGGTCTTAATAAAGGTTTGCAACAGGCACAATCTAAAGTAGATGGATTTGTTAATAAAATAGGTGGGGTCGGACAAACAATTGGAGGGGCTTTTCTTACAATAAGTAAATATGCTGGAATAGCAGGAGCTGCAATAAAAGGTACAGCTCTTGTAATGGGAAATAAAGCAGCTAATGCTGCAAGTGATTTAGCCGAAGCTCAGAATGCTGTTAATGTTGTATTTGGAGATTCTGCTAATATATTATTAGATTTTGCTAAAACAGCAGATAAAACAACTGGATTATCTCAAAAAGCATTTTTAGGTGCTGCAACTCCTATTGGAGCCGCACTCCAAAATGTCGGGCTTAATTCAAAACAAGCTGCAAATGAAGCTGTTAATTTAACCAAAAGAGCTGCCGATTTAGCTTCTATATTTAACACAGATTTAGATAGTGCTTTGACTGCTATACAAGCAGGATTAAGAGGAGAAGCTGATCCATTAGAAAGGTTTGGAGTAGGATTAAGTGATGCCAATATAAAAGCTTATGCTTTAAAAAAAGGGATAGCTTTAGCTGGAAAAGAAATGACAGACCAGCAAAAAGTAACTGCTAGGTTAGGATTGTTTTTTGAACAAACTAATAAAATACAAGGGGATTTTGCTAACACTTCAGACCAATTAGCTAATAAACAAAGAATAAATGCTGCAAGATTTGAAAATCTACAAGCTACTATTGGAGAAAAATTATTGCCGACTAAATTAAAATTAGCCGATGCTTTAGGAAAAGTTTTAGATTGGATGGATCAAAATTCAGAAGGAATTAGTAATTTATTAAACAATTTTATAATAGGAGGAGCTGGGATTGCTAAAGCAATTATAACAGGACTTGTAGAAGCCCCTAAAAGAGCTGCTGAAGCTTTTCAATCATTCTTAAAATTTATAGAACCAATAATGCCATTTTTAACCGTATTAGGAGGATATTTAGTGTTTATGGCTACTCAAATATTATCTGCTTTTAAATACGCTTGGGAACAATTAAAACCTCCTATAATAGAATTATGGAATACTATTAAAGATTTTTGGAATGCAATTTTACCTATATTAATATTATTAGGGACGGTGTTATTGTTTGTAGTATGGCCAATGATACAAATAGCTATAGCTAGTATAATACAAGTATTTAAAGGATTATTGACTGGAGTTAGTGGAATTATAAATGTTATATCTGGCATACTTAATGCTTTTATAGGAGTAGTATATGGAATATTTACTGGAGATTTTTCAAGAGCTGCAGAAGGATTTAAGCAAATATTTAGAGGATTAGGACAATGGATACAAGGTGCTTTTCAAATTATATTAGCTCCATTTAGAGGAATTATAGATGGAATTACAAACTATATAAAAGGAATAAACTTCTTTCAGATAGCTGTTAATTGGATGCAAGAGTTAATCCGGGGGATACAAAGCAAAGCTGGTGGAATTGGAGGAGCTGTTAAAAGTGCTATTGGAGGTATGTTACCTGAAGGGGTTAGAAAACTTATCCCAGGATTTGCCGATGGTGTTAGAAACTTTTCAGGAGGTCTTGCAGTTGTAGGAGAAAGAGGTCCTGAGCTTGTTAACCTACCAAAAGGAGCTGATGTGTTTACTAATGAAGAGAGCAGAAAGATGACAGCTGGAGGTGGAGGTATCACCATTGAGACTATGAATATTAAGAGTGGTGTAGATTGGGAATTAGGGGCTTCTTATATGGCACAAAAATTAAGATTATCATAATATGGAAACTTTAGCATTTAATGAAATTACAGCTACAATAGGAGGTCAATATCATTTAGCTAATATAGAAGGACTACTAATTAGTGGGCTTGAATTTGCCTCATATAATATACCTCAAAGCAATAAGGCAGGGTTTGTATCCAATTACACTCATAGTAAGGTGATAAGCATAGATATAGCGGTCAGAGGTACAGATATAAATGACTTCTATGATAAAAGACAGGCTTTATTGAAAGCTATATATCCAAACACTAATCAATCGGTTGTATTTACTTATACCACTGAAGATAGTCAAGTTTATACTTTTGAGGGATATCTTAGAACTGGAGTCAATGAAGGTGAAAGGACTGGAGCATATCAGACTATAGGTTTCTCAATATATGTGCCGTCTGGGACGATTACCAATGGGAACTTAAACTCTATTACCCTTGACCAAGCAGGAGTGCCGACAGGGGCAGTTTTGCCTTGGACTTTGCCAGTATTGCTAGGAACTGTATCAGGGTCGGGAACTTTAGCCAATGCAGGGAATGGATATGCTACGGTAGATATACAATTTATAGGCCCTGGTGAAGGGTTTACTATTCTTAATCAGACCACTGGGGATAGTTTCAAAGTAGATGGATTAACTTTGACCGCTGGGCAGATTATAGAAGTGTTTGGATCTACACAAACTGTCACTCAGCAAGGTGTATCTATTTATCAATATGTAACATCAGACTCTAACTTTATCACTTTAGCTCCTGGAAATAATAATCTTGCATTATATGTAGACAGTGGAGCTACTTCAGACACTAAGGCAATAATAACTTGGTATAACACTTATGTCGGAATATAAATATATTTTATGGGATTATAGAACTGGGCAGAAAGAAATCTTCCCAGAGGTTTTAAATAGACAATATTCTTATCAGCTTAACCGAGCAGGTAAAGCTAGTTTTACTTTACCTATTACAGTTGAAAGGCTACAACGATTTGATATATACCTTGGGGTGACAAGACTGCTTATATACAGAGAAAATACTCTTATATGGGCAGGTGTAGTCTGGGAAATACAGGAAGGTGCTAGTGATGACGGGGATGTAACTATACAATGCACAGAGATATTCCATATATTGAGTGAAAAACGGTATACTTCTAATACTTATACCGTTACAGATGCAGGGCAGATAGCTTGGGGCTTGATAAATACTACACAAGGGCTTACAGGTGGCAATTTAGGGATTACACAGGGTACAATAGAAACTACTCAGAATAGAGATAGACAATATTTTGATGAGAGTATAGGTGAAAAGATTATCCAATTAACAGAGGTTATAAATGGCTTTGATTTTGTTATAACACCTAGCATAAAAATAAATACTTTAGGTGTATTTAATGTATATGCTAAGAGAGGGTCTACAATTACAGATTTTAAATTAGAATATGGTGAGGGGTTAAAGAATAATATACAATCTTGGAGCCGAAAAAGGACTGTATCAGATATGTTTAATAGCATAGTGGTAGAAGGTGAAGGATATGGAGATATTGCACTTAAAGCGACAACTACAGATAGTAGTTTAATTAATGCGGTTGGATTATTAGAAGGCCGAAAGCAGGAAAAATCTATAAATCAGCAAACTACACTTAATCAGAAAGCGGATGAATATATTAGGGTTCACAAGACAGAACAGCCAATTTATGATATAACTCTTAATAATGCCTATAATGATTTTGGTAAATATGATGTGGGAGATATAGTGCCAATTAGAATAAAATATGGTTATGTAGATATAAATACCACTATGAGAATATATGGCATAGATGTAAGAGTTTCAAATGCAGGAGAGGAAAGCATAAAGTTAACAATATCACCTATAATATAAAATATATGAGTACAAGTATACAAGAGCAGGATTTAATTCAAAAAATAAAAGACTTACAGCAAAGAGTAAACGATTTAGAAAGGCAACAGCGAACTATTGGGGGTTGGACAATTACACCTACAACCTTAGCAAGTGGAAACTTAGAAATTAATTCTACTATACCTAGAATACTTATGAAGAAAAGTGGGCAGAATAAATTAGTAATTGAAGGATAATGGCTGGATTATTTGAAATAGCAAAAGATGGATTTGATGTACTTACCACTGCGGATAAGAATAAAATTTATAGTTCAAAATATCAGACATTTAAGGCAGAAATAGAAGTAACTGTTGATGATACTATAACTGCTGGGGATACTGAAGAAGTTTTAACGGTTACTCACAATCTTGGATATTATCCTGTTGTGTATGCTTGGATAACTCATGCTGGTCAAACTCACGAAATATGTGGATTTAGAGCTATAGATTTCCCTAGTGGAGGTGAAATACAAGCTACTTGGTTGCACATAAACACTAATCAAATAGAATTTTACATATTTCCACCTGGGGCATCTCCAACTATGCCAAGTACCAAAACTTATACCTGGACATATAAAATTATGAAAGATGAGTTCTAGATTAGCAATAGCAAGAGACGGTCAAAATGTACTCACTGAAAGTGATAAAGATTTATTATTTTCAACTGGTTTTAATAATCTTAAAATTTGGAAAGCTAAAAAAGTAACTATAACTGTACCTAATGGAGGTTTTGGAGTTGGTTCGGTAACTCAATCATATAGTCACGGTTTATCTTATGCTCCTACATTTTCAGTATATTATAAAATATTATCTGGTGCTAATGCTGGTAAAATAATACCTTTTATGACACAAGGTCCTAATGATTTTAGCACCGCCTATACTACAAGCTCTAATATTGTGTTTAATTTAGTAGATTTTGAAGCTGGTAATCAAGAATTTTATTATCTTATAAATGTTGACCCTGTTTCTACTGGAACTTTATCTGGAGCTTTAAACTCTCAATTTAGAATAGCAAAAGATGGGTTTAATTGTTTAACAGAAGACAATGAAGTTAATTATGAATTTTTATCTGCTAGACCTGTGTATAATATTTATCAAAAATCTACAGCTACTATAACTTTATCCGCTAGTAATTTAGAAGAAACTGTAACTATTGCTCATAATTTAGGTTATATACCACTTGCTATTGTGCAAGAAATAAACGAAGGTCCTAGATTACCTTATTTTCAAGGAAACCTTGCTTTAGATTATTTTCTTGATTCTACAAACATATACATAAGAGCTATACAGGCTTTTACAACTTTTACAATACCACTTTCTTTTAAGATACAAATATTTACTAATGAATATGGAGAAGATATCAATTAAAAGCTACATAGGCAACAGATGGTAAACTATATCTATTAAGTAATAATATAGATATATGGCAATAGATGTAAGCTACAGAGATACCTATACAACTTCAGCAGAGGATTTATCTCGTACTAATAGAAATTTTATTATAAACGAAGGAGTAGCTTTTGATGGTATGAGGGTTACTCAATCAGGTACTCCTGGTATGAGTGTTGCTGTAGCTACTGGAACTGGATATTTTTATGGATCAGGAAGCAATGCCAATGTAATGTATGAATTTTATTCAGATGCAAGTGAAACTGTAACTATTGGAGCTTCTGGAGTACAAGGAAGGATAGATATAATCTGTCTAAAAGTAGATGCTTCCACTGGTGTAGCTAGTATTGTAGCTGTAGCTGGGACTCCTTCAGGATCTCCTGCTGTACCTGCCACACCTGCTTCTCACTATAAATTAGCTGAGGTAGCTGTTGGAGCTGGTGTAACTTCTATCACCAATGCTAATATTACAGATAGAAGAAGGTCTGTGTTTGTAGCACCTACTGGAGCAAGAAATCAAGGGCTTATAAATGGATATATTATTTCTTCTGTAGCTTCTAATAATTTAACTGTATCTATAAGTACAAGTCCTACTTCTGTTGTAGCTCCAACTGTAACTAACCCAGTGGGGGTTTGGGTAGGTGGAACTTTAAGGTGGATAACATCGGCTTTAACTTTTACTCGTAATGGAGGGACAAGTTCATTAAATATGGGGTCATCTGAACTTGCAACAAGAGAAGTAGATTTATTTTCATATTTACAATGGAATACAACTACTCAATCTATAAACCTTTTAGCTTCTCGCACACCCTATGCAAGAAAAATGTCTGGATTTGTAAATTCAGCTACTGACTCAAAAGGAGTTTTAGGAATTGTAAATTATAATTCTAATGATGATGTAGTTTTGGTAGATAGATTTTCAGCTACATCTAACTCAAGCAATAACTTTACGGCTACTGGGAATGTATATGGAGAGCCTGTTTGTGAAACAAGGTGGTTAACTTGGCTACCTACAATTAGTGGATCTGGGTCAATGACTTTAAGTGTAGGGACTGTAGATTATGCTAGATATAAAATAGTAAATAATAATGTGTTTATATCTTTAAGCTTAAATAATTATACAACTGGAGGAACTGCTAGTAATTTTATTAGAGCTAGTTTGCCTATAACTCAATCACCTATTACAGGAAATTGGAGACACGGAGCTACTTATTTTGTAAATAATGGAGCAAATACAGTAGGACAATTTGGATTTGGAACTTCTGGAGTTATAGAATTTGGGAAACTTGATGTATCTAATTTAACTTTAGGAACTGGATACTATGCTGGAGTAACTTCTTCTTACGAAATCTAACAACAACCCTATGAATAACAAGAAATGGTACCAATCAAAAACAATTGTAGCTAGTATAATCACTTTAGTTATATCAGCTTTAGAAATAGCCAATACAGCCCTATTAGGTGGTGGAGTAGATGATACAGCCATAATTACTTTAATCACCTCAGCAGTGGCAGTTTATGGGCGAATTACAGCTAAAGATTTTATAGAATAGGTATGAAAATAGAGCATATTGAAAAATTAGACTCAATTATAGATAATCCCAATCAGCATAACACTGAAGAAAAACTTAGTATTGTAATTAGAGTAGTTAGAGATATTGCTATGCAGGTAAGAGAACATTATAATTCAATAGGATTGTTAAGAGATATGATAAAAACAATACAAGATACTTTAGAAGGACTTGATAGTAAATTATTTGGGAATAAAGAAAGCGAAGGGACAATCTATACATTAAAATCACAAGTAAATATGATGAAAAGAAGTTTTGATAACTTTACTAAATTGTTATGGGTTGTATTAGGAACGGTAGCAATAGATATGATTTTTAGATTTTTTAATATAATATAATATGTGTAATTCATCAGACGGACAATTAAATCATACTAAAGGAGATAGTTTATCTAGAATTATTACTATAGAATATAGTGATGGGACTGCTTTTAATTTAACTGGATATACTGCTTTTTTTACTATTAAAAATTTAGATGATGAAAGTCTTGATGATAGTTCTGCTATATTTACTAAATCTTGGGTAGTAGTTTCTTTTGTAGATCAAAAAACTGGAACCACTATAACTCCTGCTAATGGAAAAACTTTATTAACTGCAACTGCTAGTGAAATGTCTATTCAACCAAATATATATAAATATGATATACAAATAAAATCACCTGCTGGGGAAATAACTACAGTAATAATCGGACAAATTCAAATTATAGATGATACAACTAAAAGGATAGTATGAGCAATGATATAAATGCTATAATTGACAATAGACCAATTGAAGCAATTATAGATAATAAATCAATTCAAGCTACTATTGACAATAGAGAAATTAAAGCTACTATTGACCAACAATCAATTCAAGCAACTATTGACAATAGAGAAATTAAAGCTACTATTGAGGGAGTTATTGTTAATCTACCTGGTGGTTTTACTGATGTTGTTGTTGTAAATGTTAGAAATACAACTAATGAAACTTTATTAAAAGGGACTGCCGTTTATATCAATGGAGCTACAGGTCAAATCTCTACAGTAGCTAAAGCTATTGCTACTTCTGATGCAACTTCTGCTCAAACTTTAGGTTTAATCAATGCTGATTTGCCTAAAAACACAAACGGACAAGCTACTATTATTGGTTTAGTTGATGATATAAATACCTCTGCTTATACAGACGGTCAACAATTATATTTAAGCCCTACTATTGCGGGAGGGTTAACCGCTACTAAACCTTATGCCCCAGACCATTTAGTATATATAGGAATTGTTGAATATGCTCATCCAGTTCACGGAAAAATATTTGTTAAAGTTCAAAATGGATATGAGTTAGATGAATTACATGATGTTTCAGCTAGAAACCCTTCTAACAATGATTTTATTAAATATAATAGTACAAGTGGGCTTTGGGATAAAACACAGCTTAAAACTATAAATAATCAATCTATTTTAGGAAGTGGAAATATAACTATATCTGGAGGTAGTGTTGCTGAAACTTTTAATACTGTATCTAAAAATCTTAATTCTTGGAACGAAATTTGGAGTTTAACTAATGGTTATATAAATTCTAAAATATATACAAATGGAACTAATACAATAACTAAAACTATAAATTGGAACAATGGACTTATAACTTCTATTGTACTTAGTGGTGATACTCCAACTGGTATAGATTTAATTAAAACTTTTGATTATACTAATACAAACTCAGTAGAAATAACTTACTCTTAAATATATGGCAAATCAGACTGTAACAACTGGAACTCCTACATCTCCTATAAATTATGATGATGCTTCAATAAGTGGTTTACTTAATGGAGAGTCTATAACTATTAACGGGGGAGCTGTTCGTATTGATTCTGATGTTAGATGGAATCAACAAGCTGCGGTTTTTGGTGGTTTATCATTAAGTAGCACTTTAGGAGGGTCTCTTGTTATTAACGGTTCTCAAGTTTGGGAAATTCCTTTTTCGGCATCGACCGGAAATGTTCCAACACAAGGTGCTTTAGGAACTAATGGAGTTTTAGGTGGAACTAGTGGAGCTACAGGTGAACTTACTAGAGTGTGGGCTACTGGTTCACTAGAGCCTGCTACTGCTGGTGGGGCTATGCCAGCGACGGGATTTATCAAACTTCGTAGCAAAACAGGTAATTTTCAAAATGGAGAGACAATTACACTTCCTGGAGGTGCTACAATTACTGCTTCTAGTGCTGGTAAAAGGTCTTGGGTTCACATTGTAGGCAGGGAAGGCCAATCTTGTTCAATTCCACGGCTTGGTAATTTTGCCATTACAGGTGATTGGTACGAACTTGGAACAACAAACGGTCTTGATGACCAGACAATACAATTTCCAGTAGCAGATGAATGCCCTGCTCTTCAAATTGAAACTTCAGCTGGGTCTGGGGTTTATGAGTGGTGGTTAAATGCTGGACGAAAATGGGTCGGACAAGTGCAATTTGCATCGGCTGTTCAAAATATGACAGAAACAGTTAATATTGCAACAAGACCTAATTACAATGACCCCGCTGGGTTTATGACGACAGCAAGACAACTTAGAGAAACTGCAACGACCAGTGTTCATACAACCGCATTGTCTTTATCCGCAAGTACGATTGAAACTGGTATATATACACTTAGAACATACATTAAAAAAGACACTCGTCGTTATGGTTTTGTTCAAATAGCTTCAGGAGTAGCAAGTGCAGACCGTTATGGAGTAATTATTGATTTTGATGCTTCTGGAGCGGTGGTTGCCACACCTACAGTTGGAACACCTCTTAATACAAGCAACACCGTTACAAGTATTGGGGGCGGTTGGTATATGGTAGAACTTACAATTAATGTTGTGTCAATTTCAACAAGCACTCTGCTTGGAGCTGTTGGTGCATCAAACTCAGCGACACCCACCTTAGTAAACGGGCAACCTTCGTATCTTGGGGTGATAACTGAGGGTATTTGGTACACAGAGCTTCAATTAATTGCTCCTTCTTCTATCCAATATGTAAATAGCACGGATGAACGAGGTAAATTCTTTTTTTCTAACCCTCAAACAGGAATCATTACTTTAGCTCAAAGAACAGGAAGAACAGCTGGATTAAAACCTCCAAGCGGGTGCAAAATAAGAATACCTAATGTCATATGTTCAAATGCTCCCGTTATTGATTATACAATCAATTCTGTACAACAACCTGGTGCTACTCCTGGACGATATGGTTTTACTACAACCTCTGCTGGAGCTTTATCAATTTCCCACGCCACATTAAATTGGTATCAAGCAATAAGTTCAGCATTTTCAATTATATTACAAAATAGTGCTTTAACAGCTTGGAGTGCTGGTGCTGTTGCGTCGTCACAAACCTATAGTAATTTAGGAATTGGTCTTTCTCGTGATAATTTAACAAGTGGTTTCTTTACTGTCGGCAGTACTCAGACAGGTGGAACCATTACGGACATTAGGGTTTGCCGAGACCAAATTAACAGTGTTTGTTTAACAATTTCTGCTTGTTCTAATTTTGATATCACACGGGCAAGAATAGAATCATTTGGAAATGGTCAAGGTAGAGTTGGACGAGTTAATGCAGCTGGAGCGGGTGTGAGTGCTGTTAACTCTTCAAACTTAACATTTGATGATTGCACAATTGTTGGAACTACTTTAACACTTACTACCTGTAATAACTCAACTGTAAAAAATACAAAATATGCTGAACGAATTACTGGGGAAACAGCTTCAAACGACGGTGGTACTGGTGTTAATATTATTACATCTTGTTCAAACATTGATGTTGAAGGATTTGCTACAATATCAGGGCTTACTAATGTTCACCCTCAAGCTTGTCTTGTTAATGTTCAAGTAAACTGTACTAATATTGATGTGCGAAACATTGGAACACCTACATCTCCTTTTAACGGAGGGTCTGCTAACCAAACCGCTAATGCTGTTCGCTTTGGTGGTACTGTTTTTAATAGTGATGCTCGTCGAGTATATACAGAAAATTTATCTAGTGTTGCTGTTGCTTATGCATCTACAAATCAAAAGATTAGACTTTATAATGTATGGGGGGATGCAGCTGATAGTTTAACATCTGTAACTGGACTTGATGTTTTGGCACAAGGATGCCGTTGGTCAAACACGGGTGCAGCACAAAATGCGGTGTATGGTGTTCACTGGGAAGATGCTTTTACAGGTACAACTAGTGGAAGGTTGGTAATATGGGGCAATGAGCCATTACCAGAAACTGCTTCTCAATGTAGTTTTACTTTTGGCACAAATGCTGGGTTTACATCGGCTGGTAGTGCTGTTATGCCTAATGTGGGCGATGAAATTATTTGGACTATGCCCTACTTTGCTTTAGGACATACTGGGATAGCTCAATTTACTTATGGAAATAGTGCATCAGAAACTTGGTTATACAATGCTACAAATCCTCAAAACTTTGAGTTTACATATCAAATTGACAAAGGAAGTGGATTTTCTACTTGGAAACAATTTCTAAATATTGCTCGCCGAAGTGCTGGTGGAACATCTGGAACAAATACAATTACAGTTACATCTGCTGATTGGGATGCTATGACAACTAAACCAGTTGTAGGAGATTATTTAGTTATGGGAACTGGTACAAGATTGCCAGCTAATACAACAATTACAAATATTGCAGGATATGTATTAACCCTTTCAAATAATTTTGCAACTAGTGCTTCAGCAAATGAATTGATGTATTTTTATAAAGATATAAGAAATGAAGTAATTTCATCTACTACTGGATATGCCTTAAAAGTTAAATGCAGGGTCAATACCGCAAACACTTCCAATGCTTACACAAACCTCCGTATTCCGTTTGACACTAATGCAACAGCACAGCAAGAGCAATATCCACTACCCACTACTCAATTAAGCGGGACTGTATCTGGTATTTTAGATGGTTCTCGTATTCAAGTTTATAATCAAACAACAGATACAGAAATTGCTAATGAAATTGTTACTGGTACATCGTGGACTTATTTATACGATGAAGGTACAGATTTTACTGACGGAGATATTATTCGTGTAAGACTTGCTTTATTTTCAGGGACTACAGCATCTAAAGATTTTGAAGCTTTAGCAATAGCCTCTTCAGCTGGATGGGCATTATTAGGAAATCAAATTACAGATGATGTTTATGTTGCAAACGGTATAAATGGGAATTCTGTAACAGAGTTTACTTTAGATTATCCAAATGTACAAGTAGATATTAACGACCCCGACGGTACTACTACTATTGCAAGACTTTATGCTTTTTGGTGTAAAGAAAGAGCTACTGAAACAGGAATAAGAGATTTAATAAATGGAATTATAGCGGAAGATACAGGTAACTATAAAATTATTACATCTATTATAGACTTAAAATTAGACAATACAGCTAGTACTGGAGTTATATTTACTGATGATATTAGGCTTTATAGAGATGATGGTGTAGCTCCAATAGTAACTTCTACAACAGGAGGTGGCTCTATAACTCTTTATGCTGGAAAAGTTTATGTAGTCTCCACTGGTGGAAGTGCTTTAACTCCAGAAGAGTCAGCTAAATTAGACCAGATAGCTAAAGATACTAAGACAACTATTGCATTAAGTGCTTAAATATTGTATAATATATTTATCCACAAATGTAATTGCTCTTTTAAGTGGATGACATATACCTTTTCATAAATATTGCTATAAAGTACAAGAATTCATACACCTTGTGCTTTTTAGTTTTATATAGTATATTTAAGATGTTGTATCCAAACAACCACCTAAGTCAACTTGAAATGGGCTAGTGTAAAGTTGAACAATAAGCTCTTGCAAACGGGGGCTTATTGTGTTATAATTATAATATGTCCATACATATATCAGCTGTAAGTGTATGGTTGGGGTAGCTCCCTGTAAAACTCCCCTTATAGACTACAACTAGGCAATCCTGGGTGTATATCTGTAAGGGGCTATTTTCGTTTGACAAAACTTGATAAATGTGGTATATTAAGGGTAAGTTAAAAACACTAAAAGTATGAAAACAACTGTAAATAAAATGTATCTAAAATTACTTATAAATAATCCAGAACTGCAAAAAGAGTTTGAACAGTTTATATATAAAATTACAAAAGATAAAGTATTAAATAAACATTTACAATTAGTTGGAGAATTAAAAGAATTTGATTTACCAGAAGAGCAAGAATTATATAATTTATATATGTCTGGAGTAGAAGATGTTCAAACAAAAGCAGATAAAAAACCCTATAAAGATTTAATAAAAAAAACTAGAAAAAACTTAGAAAAAATATATAAAGTATGAAAGAAATATATATTCCTAACAATGTGCCTAGCTCTAAAAATAGTAAAAGGTGGACTGGTAAGTTTTTAATTGGAAGTAAAACTACAATGGAATATAAGAAAAATGTAGGTGAATTTTATGCTTTATATAAAAAGCACTTCCATAATATGGTAAAAGATAAAAACACACCTTACAGGGTAGAATTTACCTTTATACGGGATAGTAAAAGAAGGTTTGACTATTGTAATGCTATCCAAATTGTAGCAGATATGATGGTAGAATATAAATGGATAGAAGATGACAATGCGGATATATTTATCCCAGTATTTGCACCATATCAATATAAAAAAAATGATGGAGGTGTTATAATAAAAGTATTAGATAATTAAAACTATGAAATTACAAGACTGGCAAGACTACACATATCACCCACCACTACTAGATAATTATAAATTAGGGTTTAAGCACGGACAAAAATATCCTCAAGGATTTGGTAATCTTACAGGTAGACCACATCTTGGGCAAGATTATCTTTTACCTATTGGAAAACCTATATATGCTATTGCTGACGGTATAACTGAAACATTCACTGGAATACAAGCTGGGAATATGGTCACATTGACTACAAATAGGGGTTTATCCGTAAGATATATGCATTTGGATAAATTTGTACAGGCAAGTAATGGAAGAGTCTCTAGAGGGCAAATTATAGGCTATACTGGCAATACTGGTAAAAGTACAGCACCTCATTTACATTTAGATATTTTTAAGGGAGTGCCTACTAATATAAATCAGTTTAGCAATTTTATTGACCCATTAACACTTAAATATTCAACTACTATGCCGGAACAACCAAAACCTCAAGAATTTAACTTTCAAGGTAAAGAATTTCAAACTAGAATATTTGAAAATTATGAAATACTATTAGCATATCCTGTATTATTCTTAGCTCATAAATACGGATATAAGGACGGAGAATTTGCTTGGAATGACAAAGGAGGATTTAGAAATTTTATTCGTTGGTGGGGACAATATAGAAGTAAAGAGCAATTCAAACAAGCAGTTGAGGCTGATTATCAAACTTGGAAAAAAGAGCAAGGTAAATAATATGAAAACATTATATAAAACAATAATTGTTAGCAATAAAGATAAATTTGATATAGAGATTAACAGTCATCTTGAAAAAGGTTGGGAGCTATATGGGAACTCGTATACAACAGGTTGGAGAAGAATAACTGAAGGCACTTCAGGTTATTGGACTATAGATTACTGTCAAGCACTTATTAAAAAAATATAGCAATAACAATATGGTTATAGACGAAAATACTAAAAAAGTATGATATAATATTTACACATATAAGTTCCTTGTTCATTTCCTGTGGGGTTCCGGAGGTTCCTCTAACTGAGCAGGCAAGGCATTGAACAATTACCTACACTTGAACGGTTGTAGGTTTTTGTTTTATATGATACATTATAAATGTACATTTGCTACAAGAGCAATGGCTACACTTCTCAAGCCACCTGTTCGTTCCATTTATATTTACAGAGGATATATTCAAGTTAAAGATAAAATGAGATTTATCAGATTTGACACTTTTAATCGCAGAATTTACCCTTATGAATACTATGATTGCCTTGACCAGCATTCAATGGAAATCTACACTGTATTAGGTCAAAATATCTTAAATTATCATCTGTACAATATCCGTCCACTTACAAAATCTGACCCTGAATGTATACAACCTACAATCTAAACTAAAAAGGGAGTGTTTAGCTCCCTCTTTTTCTTTATATTATATTAAAATAAACTTATAATATAACCTAAAATAAACCACAAACTTATAAATAATAATATTACTGTAACTACAATTGTATATAACCATTTTTTAATTTCTTTAACTCCTTCTTCAGCATCTTGACTATCTATAACATCCTCATCAATATAATCATCATTGCTTTTATGTATAATATAATCTGAATGTAATTTTTTAATTTTATTGTAATTTTCATCTTTAATATCTTTTGAAAATCCTCTAATAATTTTACTTAAAGTTCCATATTGAATATCTAGCATATCTGCTAATTGTTTTCTAGTAAATCCTTCTTGTAAAAGATAATCTAATCTAACTATTGAGTTTAATAAGTTTTCTGATTTTGCTTTATTTTTTGCCATATTTAATGATTAGTTAATTATTATGTACTCGATTTTGCAGGTATACCTTATCGACCTTAGGGAGGTAATTCTGCTAATTTTATATCTTTAGCTTCTTCTAATTCTTTTTCTTCTCTAAGTATAATTTCTCTAACTTCAGCTGTTAATTCCATAAGTTTTTTATCAAATACAAATGGTTTTCTAAAGTTTTTCATATTTATATCTTAAACCAAACTAATATTTGTGCAAATGCAAGTCCTGCTATAATTATTGGTATAGAAAATGTAATCCCTATAATTCTAAATATAGTCATTATATATTCACCTATTATTGCTAATGTTAATTTCATACTTATTTTAATTTATTTCTAATAATCTCTTTGTCTTCATCGGATAGCTTGAATAATATGTCTTCTAGGGTTCTTTCTGGTATTTCTTCCTCCTCTTTAACTGGCATTACGCAATAGTGGGGGAATATTACATCCATATCTTTATCTACAAAATTCACCAAATAATAAACACCATACATATCACTTCTAACATTATGTATTGTCATTATTTTTCCAATCATATCTCCATACTCTCCAATATCCCTTGCACTCTCCATAATCCTCACCTTCTGCCCTACTTTCAATACTTCTGGCTTCTGGTATCGTGGGTCTATGAGGGTGAATTTAGCGTTTTTGTCCTTAAATCTTATAATGCGTGTACCGTCTTCTTGATCAAAACAAGATTGCAAAAATTTTCTATTGATAATACATACCCACATTGTATTCTCATTATTAAAATCAATCTGAAATGGTCTATCTTTAGGGGCGAGTTTTATGAGTTGGTCGTATGTAAGGTTTTTCATATTATTGAAGTAGGGTTAATTTATGAGGAATTTTAGTATCTGTTAAGTCAAAATAGGTTGATGAATAATCTTGAACTTTATCTTTACAATAGTCTGCGTGTTTTGAGCTAAAAGCCTTTAATTCACTATGGTTATCAAATAGCTTTGTAAAGAATGGGAAATCACCATATCCATCATTATAATAAGCAATAAACACCCATATTCTAATTTTTCTATTACCAACAGATGTTAGTGTCGGGATAAAGTTATTAGTGTCGTATGTAAGGTTTTTCATAATTGCGTTATTATATATATAATTATTGCTAGTAAACCAATTATAGCAACTCTTTGAATTAACAGTTCACTTTTAATCCTTGCAATTTCTAATAGTATTTTTGTTTGTTTGTTCATATTATGTCCTAAATATAATTCTTAATAATATAATTATTATCATAACAACAACAGCTATAATTATTCCCAAAGCTAAAGGTATCCACAATGGTCCAAGTATCCAATACCAAGCCCAATTGATATATCCTGTTAATTTTAACCCAACAAATAATATTGTTAATAGTCCTAAAAAAGAAATTGAATTTGATGATGTATTTTTCATACTTATTTTTTATACCTGTTAATAATGTTGTAAATCCTTGCTCGAGATATTCCTAGGTCTTTGGCTAATATAGTAACGGAAGCTCCGCTACTATATGCCTTTAAGATTATACTGTCTCTTTTATTAGGTTTTTTTGTGTTCCACTGTATATCTCTCTTGATCATCCCGTATTTCATTTTCTTATTCATTAAATTCTTTATAATCTCTTATATAGCTATCATCATTGTCTTTTTGAGTTTGATATTCCTCTAATATCCAAGCATCAGGTAAAAATCCAAGATTATATAATTGTTTTATAGTTAAACAATCAAATAAATCTACAAGTATATCAGTTTGAATTCCTTTATCTCCACTAGCGGGAGTATTTGTAAATAATTTAACTGATATATCATCTACTATATAATCAGGTATACTTTTTAATTTAGGGTTATACCCAGCCCAATCCCATTGTTTTAATATTTGCTCAATTTCCATATAAGTGTTTTTAATTATTAACCCGATAATCTCTTATCTGTATATATAATATCATAATATTGACACTTTGTCAATAGTTTTATTTACTTTATTTTAATCTTCTTGAGCTTCTATTGCAAAACCGCCATAATATCCATTATGAATATTGTGGGTACAGATAACAAATACTCCTTTATCTGTAATTACATCTAAAAACATAATATCGTGTTCATCACTACCGTCTTGATATTCTCCTCCATCTTTTAATTCTAAGTCTAACAACTTTGCTCCTGAATATAAAGATAAATCATAATCTGTAGACATATATCTATATTCACAACAACCTTTTTTATTATCTAATATAGACATTTTATATCCATTCTCAAATTCAAATCTTAATCTTTCTGGATTTGTATCTTCATCAAGCCAAACTTTTTTTATTGTTTGATTTAATCCTTTTTGTATTGCAGTGACACTTTTTTTGTTGCAATTTAATTTTTTAATCATTACTCCTAATCCTTCCATAGTTATATTTTTTATTATTTACTCCATTTACTTTTACTAGCATCCCAAGCTTTAATACCTCCTCTAGATATCTTAAAAGCCATAGCTTCTACATTTGTTTTTGCATCAAAGGGAGATATATATTCTCTACCCATTTGTCTTAATGTACCTTCCCAAGTGGATTTTATAAACTGGCTACATCCAGAGGCAGTAGAGTTTTTATTCTTTGCATTTGGATTGCCTCCACTTTCAGCTTTTATAATTCTTCTCATAAGGTCACTATCTACTTTATATTTACTAGCCATCTCATCTACATAGTCATAACAACTCCCAGAATAGGCAATTTGCTCTTTTTTTACCTCTCTCGCAAGAGTTTTAGGTTTAGGAGTAGATTGTATAGGCTTTGGCTCTGGAATAACCTCTAATTTCTCTAATTTTGTAAATTCTTGTTTATTTGGTGTATAAGGTTCAGCTATTGCTTCAGAAAATTTGAATATCCAGAATAATATTAGTCCAATGTATGCAATTATTAAAATACTATATTTCCATTTTAATAATGTTTTTTTAGATATAGGGCGGTCTACTAATTTTCTAATATGTTTAATTTAATTATAATACTCTTTCGAGTCAACAGTCATAATCAGTGTTATATAAAGTTCTCAAGGGAGGGGACAATGATTTAATTGCTAGACTTTTTGAGAGCTACTCATCTATCATTTATGTACTCACACCGTTGATGTTATCACTGTATGCAGTTCGCCTTTGGTTATTCCGCCACCCCTCCATTGAAAACTCTATATTTTAATGTGCTGTACTTATTATATCATAGGCTAATCTTTATCTAGTAATTCTGGGTTCTCGTATATGTTGCCAATGATTTCACAATATTTTTTAATATCATCTAAATTGCAACTATCTAAGTTAAATCCATATCCTGCACAACTATCTTCACGAGTAATAAAGTTAAACTCCTCTATTTTGACTACTTCTTTATATCCAAATTGACCAACTATGATATCCTCCTCATAAATCTCTACTCCATTTTTATCTTTAAGTCCTGTGTCTTGCATAAGTACAGTTCCAATACTATTAAAATCAATCCATTTGCAAAATTCTATAGTTCCCATTGTAGGAGAATAATTCATATTTACTTTATCCCAAGCTCTAAATTTAATCTCTCTCATACTTATATACTTAATTGATAATCTTTATATAATTGGTCTGTCATTATAGCACAGTGTTCTAATAAATCATTTGTAATTTCTTGATGTAGTGAGATATATGTTTCTATATCTTCTTGTACTATATTTGATATGTATTCATTTTTTATTTCTTCCATATGTTTAAGCATATACCCATAATAACATCCAACAAAACCATATTAAGAATGGGATCATAATTATTGTAGATATAACATCTATTGGACGGTCTTCATCATCATTAAAAGGTGTAAATAAAAATTTAATCATAGTGTTTAGTGTTTAATTTATACTCGACATTGGATTGTATTGGCTCGGTAAGTTATATACTCGGCATATCAATCTCTGGTCTTAATATAAGAATAACATAATGTTTACATTTTGTCAATACTAAGTTATCCACAAAAACAAAAGAGACCAGAATGTCCTGTTAAGGATAATCCCAGCCTCTAGGCTTATCGAGTACCCGTAAAAACACTAAACGGGCAGAGTTAGTATAACAGATTATTTATCTTTTGGCAAGGTATACACTTGCACAGTTTCTTTTTTCTTAAACTTATATATATTTATATCTGAAGAATATTCTGTTATATTAAGCTCTTTCATTTTTTGAGATAAATTTTTTTTATAAGTATTTCTATCTTCTAACAATTTTAATAATTGCAATTCTATTTCTTGAATAATAGAATTTGTGTTTTCTAATTGAGATATAATCTCTTTTAACTCCATATTAAAAAGGTATTTCTTCAAGTTCTATATCATCATCTTGAATTATAACTTCATTTGAACCTGAATTTTTCTGTACTATTTTTTTAATTTGTTCTAATGTTGTTGTATATATTGATTTTCCTGCTTGTTCTTGAGCTTTTACTATCTGGTCTACTGTATATCCTTCTTGAGCATTCTGAATTACCCAATTTATATTCTTTTGAATAGGTTGTTTGTCTTTAGTGTATAAACTGAACCAAACTTTCTTGCCTGTTGTACTGCTTGGAGCTAAATTTTGACCTTGTGAGCTATTTTGATTGGCTGTAGGTGTATTTGTATTACTTCCATCATATTTACCTCCATATCCCATATAAATATCTGAGGCAAGTCCTATCATTTTACCTGCTACTGATAAAGCATCGGTATATGCCATTTTTTCAGCTTCATCTGACACATATAGACCTTTACTTTCTTGAGTTGCTAATTTGCTTCCACCTGTTGCGGGGATAGGTTCGCTCCATACATCATCTACTTTATATAAAAATTCTAATCTACAATTTACTACAACTTCGTTATTACTAGCTTCTTTATATTCAAATTGTACATTTTGAACTTTCCAACCAAATCCACAAGCTCCAAATATTTCTGTCAATTTCATAATCCTCCATTGAGGTTTTATATCTGACATTCCTTTTAATCTACCAGCTCCAATTTTTTTAAGAAACTCTTTTGGCACTGATTTTAATTCATTATATATTTTTAATGGTTCCATACTTATAAAACTAAATAAACTAATAATTCTAAATCTTCATTTTTTTGGTCTTGTTCTAATGGCAATAAATCTATTGTATCCATAGTGTTTTTTTAGTTAATACCCGATAATTTCTTATCTGTTATAATAATAACATAATGTTTACATTTTGTCAATATTTTATTAAATATTTATACAAAACAAAAACTCCCCGAAAGGAGTAAATGTTCATTGAATTAAATGTCATCAGACCAAGAGAGGAGTGATGACTAGCATCAATATCAAGTAACCACAGTTCACTAATTCTGTGGCAATAAAATTATAACATCTTTTTTATTTATAAACAATATCTTTTTTATCTCCAGCAAATTTTCTTAAATCATTTTTACCAAATATAACCCATTTCAAATCATTGCTCATTCTTCTACCCCAATAATAAGGTTTCTTTTCTAAAAAATTGCTATTATTTGTATTATTAATACTTGTATTATTTTG